GAGGGAATCGTCTCGACCTGAGTAAAGGACGAGTCGGCCACTGCCTTGATCGCGAACTTCGCGAACGTATTCTGATAGCGAGTCTCCCATGAACGCTGAGCGCGGATCGAGAGCTTCTCCAAGTACACGCGCAAGAACGCCTCGACGCGGTGGTCATAGGTCAGGTCATCCTTACACAAGAGCGGACCCTTGAGCGCAAAACGCTCAGGACTCCAAGTGACGGAATTAAAACCAACCGGAACCTCGCTATAAGTGACATCGCAAGCGCCGCCGTTGTCGCCGGGGTTACCGCTCGCAAGGGTAATGGCCGACCACTCCTCAGCCGAAGTCGGCTCGATGCTGGTCGTGTTGTACGAGGTCTGGGTCAAACCAGTACCTTGAGGATACTCTCCGCGCTCAATCATATTGAGCCACATCGAGCGGTACGAGGCGCGTTTATAGACGTCCTGCGCGAGCGACTCAGTCGCTACGGCGAAGGCGTTGAAGACATTGGGACAAGCCATATTGAGAAAAATTAAACCGACGTTATCTGCATTTGGTAGGCCATTCTATCCGTCCATCAAACGATGGCGGACCGGACCTACGCGCTGACCGATGCGGAGCGTCATTGCCGCTTAGACAGTTTTGCGATGGCTGACCAAGCCTCCGCCTTGCTTAGGGTCGATAAGCCGGATGGATACATTTTATGTATCACGAGTCAATTAGAATAAGTCTTGCTCGGGAATACTATCGGTTAGCTCCGACTGATCTGCCATGTAGGTTTTGAATCCTTTGATGAGCGTTCCGATTCTATGCGGCTGGATGATATGTTCCTTCGCTATGAAGCCTCGGAACGTATACGGACCGGGAAATTGACCCGTCATCAGCGCGTAGAAATCCACGCCATCGGTCTTGGAACCCTTGCGCGCATCGACCAGTAGCTTTCCATTCTCGTACTTCGTCGTCTTCACATCGATGCGAATGCCCGGTGGAATGGGCGGGATAATCGCGTCGTAGAGCGGGTGCGGAGGCTCTCGATCCGTGTCGATGTCGGGATAGACATTAAATAGCTTACAGAAGGCTATCTCGCCGCATACGCCTTCCAGATCCACCGTCGCAGGGTCATCCGCGCTTATCTTTAAGTTCGTCACGTTGAAATGACGATTATTGCCGGAACGATTCTTGGCTACGAAGTGGGCCAACTTCCTCTCAGCTTGATTGAGAGAAATAACTTGACCAATTTTAATTTTACTTAACATGGTCAAAAAGACGGAAAATTTTTGAGGGGGGTATCGTAAACGAAGCCCACCCTAAAAGGGGGGTGCCCTACTTTGCCTCACAAAGTGTGCCAATCCTAGGAAAAACAATCCTTTTATCCCATTAGATTTACTTATCCTGACGATAAGTTTTCCCCCGTTGTACAATGGCTGTTATATTCACTTCAAACGGGATTGCTCACGACTACCTCTGCGAATCGGTCAGGCATCGATCCAAGCAGATTAATCGACACCGACGTTGCCTCACCTTGCTCAGACCAGCCGAACACAAGCGCGCTCCGCTTAGCTACGCTGTTCAGTATCGTCTCGCGAGTTGCCTCATCCTTCAGGCCGTCAAGGTCGTAAGAGTCAACGCGCTCAAGCGTAGAAGCGGCATCTGCGGCGAGCTTAGAACGCACTAAAGCCGATAGACTTTCTAGGGATTGAGTTTCTTTAGTAGAAACTATGTCACGCATCCCCTTCCTAAACTTCGTCCAGTCGTCCCGTGATGCCTTGGATTGCAGAGTTGATTGAACTATCCCCGTTTCGTTTGAAATTGCTTTCCATGACTTCCCCGCCAAGTAAAGCGACTTTGCCTTTTCCCATGCCTTCCCTTTCATGCCAAGTACCTTGCAACCCAAGGTACCGTTTCGCAAGGCGAGTTTTCCCCCTTCATTTCCCCTCCTCTAGTCGCTTTCCTAGAATTTATTTCCCCTCGTTTCCCCCAATGAAACCGGCCCTTTTCACTCTCTTTCAAAAGAAAAAACAAAAATTCTTTTGACTCTCTCCCCTCTCTCCCCTAGTCTGTCCTCAGCAATGAAACCCACGTTCAAAAAACTCGCTTCCATCCTCTTCGTGGCCACGGCCTACGCCGTCGCCAGCTATGCTTTCTTCCTGATTTTCTTTAAATCTCAATTCTGAATCCCCCACTAAACAAATCCCATGACCTACACTTTCGAAGTATTTGAAAAGCTTCTCAACCGAAACTTTACCATTCGAATGGATTTTAAATCCGATTCTGATTTCAGACTTTACGCTTATTCGATGTATTCGGGCAATTGGAGGCTGATTTCAAAGCTTTGATTCCCGATAGACAGGCTTTCGGAAACGGAAGCCTGCAATCGGTAACCAAATCCAAATCACAAATCCCATGACTAAATCCCAAGAAATCCAAATCATTCGCGAAGCAATCGAGAAGCTAGGCGTTCACTCTTACTGCGGCCCATGGCTCACCGATCAATTGCCAGCTATCGAATCGGCCATTGCAAGCGATTATCCGCCGGAAGCCTATGCGTTTTCCATCCATGAAGCGCGCAAGCAAGCGGATAAAATAATCGGTGAAGCTAGGCGCGAAGCTTTCAAATTAGAACGTGATTCAATCGCCCAATCCAAAGCGCGCTTTGACGCTGCGGATAAGGAGTTAATGCGGAAGGTTGACGCTTTCCGTCAAATCCTGCGCGAGTGCGTCAATTCCCTTTGATTCCCCGCGCTTCCCTATCGGAAACGGTAGGGAATAGCGGCGAATTAAAGCCGATCAAATCAAATCAAATCCCATGAAAGAGACACTCGCCCAACTCTGCCTCCGCATAGATAGAACTCCGCGCATTCGAAACGAAGGAAAACCCCACGAATGCATTGCCATTCTCCCGTTTCCCGATTCGGAGCGGTGGGCCGCTTTCCATCTGTCCGATTATTACGTTTCCGCCTCCGTTTCCGGCCCTTGCTTAGAGTTCCGGCCCATTCCCTCCGCAAAGTAAATCCCATCCCATCCCATCCCATGAATACAATCACCAAATCCGCTCCCCGCTTCCGCTCCCCGTCCATTACGGCAATTGAATCGGCTTTCCCCGGCAAAGGTAAAGCGGCCAAGGCTATCTTCCGAATGCGCCGCTCCGAATTGGAATCGCTCCCCGCAGGCAATGAGCGAGTGCGCGAGTGCTATCATGCCCCATCAACCTCTGACGTACGCCTTCATTGCCTTGACGCATTATTGGAAACTTTCGGCATAGAAGCCTTTCAGACTAGAAACGGAACTTGGGTCGAATACCTGAACATTGGCGACACTTATGCGCCCACAATCGTCCGAATGAATGGACATTATCGAATCGCCTCATGGGGCGACATTGCCGAATCGAACGGTTCGCTTTGACTCCCCGCGCCAGTCCATTCGAAAGAGTGGATTGCAGCGGTGAATCATCCCGATTCCCGATTCAATAAATCCAATCCCATGAAAATAATCGTCACAGAATTCCAATTCATCGAAGCGTTTCGCCATGCTGGCCGCGAAACTCAATTCACCGTCCCCGCACGCCGCGCATTATTCGCGCATTTGGAAGACTACGAAAAGTCAACCTGTTTTGAGTTGGAACTCGATCCTATCGCGATTTGCTGTGAATTCGCGGAACACCCCTCCGCAATCGTCGCTTCCAAAGAATACGGCCAGAACTTTGAGACTGAATCCGAGGCTTTGGATTGGCTTCAGGACCGCACGCAAGTCGTCACATTCGACGGCGGACTGGTCATTCAACAGTTCTAACCCTATCCCCGCGCATCCAATGAAAATCACAGCAATCTTCCGCGATTTATCCGATGAATTCTGGAATGGCTTTGGAGATTCAATCCCGGCCTTTCTCAATCTTTCACCACTGGCGCAATTCGAACGCGCGCAATCTCTCGCGCATGAAATGCCGCGCAATGTCTCGGTGAAAATCGGAAACGGCTCTTTCCGCGAAAAAGTAGAATGGAATCAGGCGATGCGCGACGCGACGCGAAAGGAGCGAATGACAGCCAAGATTGAGCCGCGCAAAGGCTACCGTCTGATTACCTTCGACATTTAACCCATTCCCCGCGCATCCATGAAATACTACGTCATGAAAACGAGTCTCGCGAGCGGCTCAAAGCCGTTGCTTGACCACTGGTCAAAAACCGAATCGGAAGCCGTCGCCTATGCGCGCCAGCAACTAGACCTTTGGCGCGAGGTAGGCGTTGCCAATCCTCCGCGTTACGAAGTCCATTATAGCGGCCTTCGCGGCTCCGCCCTCTGGTCAAGTCTGGATTGACTGACCTATCCTCCGCGCCTTATTCGAAAGAGTAGGGCGACAGGGTAGGCCACAAGTCCTCCTCAAAATAAATCACGCATCATGAACTCAAAATATCCCGAATCCGAAATCAAAAAGGTAATCTCCGCGCTTCAATCGCTCGTTTCCGCATTCGAACATCAGTCAGAAATCGACGAGATGTTTCACGGTCCGATCATTCACGCACGCATCGCATTGCAGGACATTAAAAAGTGGGAATTCGTTTCCATCGAAGAAATCGACAGTAAAATTTAACCCCAGGAAGTTTTTATTTCTCGCGCCTGTCCATCGGAAACGGTGGGCAGCAGCGGTAAATCAAAATCCTGGTTTACTAAATCAACTCCGAATCATGAATCCAAAGCTAATCCCCATTCTCGAAAAGCTAATCGCTCGCGATACGGTCCTGTCGTCTTTCGAAGCGCGCCGGCTCCCGTTATCCGCCCGCGCCTATGTCCGCCATAATTACCGCATGGATGATAGTTTCACGCCCGAGGAGCAAGACCTCATCGAGGAACTCCCTCCGTTCGCGGACGACATAGCAGACTCTTTCCGCGCCGGCACTGGCGGTGACGATTCTGTCTACCATCTATTTCAGGACGGCTCCCTATGGCTCAAAACGAACGCCTACAGCAGCATATGGTCCGACGCACGCGACTTTGCCGTCGAAATCCTGCTCCCGCGCATGGAATTGTCCCGCATGGATGCGGATCTTCTCCGCGCCATCGAAATGGAAGACGCGGTTGACGGCGTGCGACAGGACTTTTTCACCGCTTTTGCCGGCGTGCTGCACCGCTCATGCCATATCGCGCATTGCGACGCTCGCGGACATTGGGACGCATTCACGCGCCAGCTCGACGACGGTCAGCGCGAAATCATCGAATTCGGAGGCAGTGAAACTGGCGAATCTGAAGGTCAGTCGTTTGCCGAAACCTTTAAGCGCGAAACCATTAACGCCTGAACCCAATGAAATCCCACACTCCCGGTCCTTGGTTTGTCGTTCCCGATCCGCAATGGGAAGGCAAACATCCGAACCACGCGAGCCGCTGCATCTGCAACGTGCCTCAATTCGCGGAGGTTCATCCGCCAACGGAAGGCGAAAACGGCGAATGGCACGTTTTCCATGACCAGCACGGGAAAACCGTCTGTCTTATGACCGACACTCTGGAAATAAAGGCCAACGCCCATTTAATCGCTTCCGCGCCTGAAATGCTGGATGCGCTGGCTCTGATTTTTGCAAACGCCGGAGAGTCTCCCGAATGGATTCGCGCTCGAATTGCTCCGGTCATCGAAAAGGCGATTGGAGGTAACCTGTGAGCAACCATACCCCCGGACCTTGGGAAACTTACGGATGCACTTTATACGCTGGTAAATACCGCGTTGCTCAAACATGGGATTCTGAATATAGCGGACTTCCTAAGCCTGAGATGGAAGCCAACGCTCGCCTTATCGCCTCCGCCCCCGATCTTCTCTCCGCCCTCGAACGCCTCGCGCACCCGATGGCCGACGACGAGGATCTGGACTACGCACGCGCCATCATCGCCAAGGCGAAAGGGCTTTAAGCCGCTCCGGTTATCCGGTAAACCCTGTCCGCGCATCAAATCCCACGAATAAACCGCATCCGCGCATCAAATCATGCATCCACTGCTCTTATCCGCGCTCATCCAGATCGAATCCCATGGAAACGATCATGCCAAAGGCCGTCACGGCGAGCTTGGCGCGCTCCAGATCAAGCCGATCATGGTAAGAGATGTTAATCGCATCATGGGTACATCCTACGCGCACGCCCAAGTCACCAACCGCGCCATCGCGACGTTCATCGCCCACGCATACCTAAGCCATTACGGACGCAATCTCAGCGACGAATCGCTCGCACGCATCTGGCAGGGTGGGCCAAAAGCCCTCAAGCGGTCCTCCTCCCGCGCCTACGGTCGTCGCGTCATGCGCGAATTAGAACGTCGAACCGTCAAGGATTCCCTGACAGTTGCGACTCGAAACAAACTCCAGACTTTCCCAACAAAATGAAACTAACCATTCAAAGCAAAGCCAACGCCCAGACCATCGTTGACCTGTTCAACGCAATCCTGACCGGCGAGGAGCAAGAACACGGCGCAACCCCGCTCAGCATTTACGACGACAACAAACATATCTGCTCCCTCATCGCGAAGGATGGCACTCAGATCCTTGAACTCATCATCGAGCGCGAGGAAGGCGACAAGCTCTGCCCCGGTACACCTGATCTGGAGACACTATGATAACTGGAACAAACGGACCGTACAACGCATACGAAATCTTAGAGTTTGTTGAAAAATATAAGGACGAATCTTTGAAGGCGCGAAATATCCCGCTCGATGAGTTGGCCAAACAACTTGAGCTGATGGCCGCTGATTTTCAGAATCCTTTCATCGCATCCGCATCAACCCGTCTCGCGCACGTCGCCGCCGCGCTCACCTGCCTCCAGGACGCGCTTTTCTACGTCCGAATGTACAAGTCGCTCGATACGACCGGCGAGGGCGAGAAACGAAGGCAGCAGTTGATCGACGATTCGGAGTTCATCATCGACCTCATCCGCACCGGAGGACTGTATCCATGAGCCGCAACCTCTTCGCGAAACCAGTCTACAAGGTCCAACTCAGCGGCGCGATTGGCTGGAGCGACATGAAGGAGAAGGTCGTCAGTTACCGCACGGTCGAATTCTCCTCGCGCAAGGATGCGGAGAAAGCGGCTCGTGAATTGAATCCCGGCGAGTACACGCAAGGGCGGATTCGCGTCGTGCCGGTCGAACTGTCGGAGGACTACGATGTGTATCCGGTCGTTGAGCGAATCCAATCCTGATAACTTTTCGCCGGATAAAAAGTAGGCCAATAAACCTCATTCGCACCATGCCATTTCATCGATTCGATTCTAGCGCGGACACACGCGAAACCGTCCGTAGAGCCGCCAAACAGCTTACGAACGCTCTACGGGGCATTTCTGATCGATTGCGAGGCATTCCCGCTGCCCTACATGACCGACAAAGCGACAAGAACACTTCACATATCCTTTTCCGAAACGGAAGCGGCACCGCCCCCAAAGGCGGAGCGCAAGCATTCCGTTTTCGGAATAAGCCTCTCCCCTTTTTTAGAAAGGGGAGGCTTATCTTTAGATGAGCTAGGTAGACCAAGGGTAACTTAGAAGGAGCCATTGGTAGATTTACGTTGATTAGACGACAAAAGAGACTTATCT